GTAATTGTGGGTTGTCCATCACCAGATGGAAAGAAGACGACTCCGTACACACCGGCTGGCCCCTGCCAGTGGATCGTCTTGCCGCCGTCAATCACCGTAGGTTGAACGGGAAGGAACCCTTCTGCGAATACGACCCACTTCCCTGGCTCTGGAGCCGTCACCATCGCCAGCAGCATCCCTTTGTCGGGCAGTGGCTTGAGCTGTGCGGCGGCCACACTGCACAGAATCAGCCACGCTGCCATCGTCAATGCGAGGCGTCTCATGGCTGGCTCCTTAGATAAACAACGGGAAGAAGATCATGAACATCTCGATCAGTTGCATCAGGAACTCCAGGATGGCGTCCCAATCGGCACCATACGTCCCTTCCTGCACTTGTCGCCAACTTGCACCGTACTCTTCGCTACTGGCGCAGTGAGACGCATAAACGAATGCCATCTCCTGCTTCGTCATCTCCTGGGTGATCTCGCCCTCTTTGGCGAGTTCCCTTATTCCGAAGAAGACCTGCCTCGGTAGCAGGCCCAGCTCGCGCTTCTGTCTCCTCGAAAGTCTGTCGGCCATTTTTACTCTCCTGGGGTTTTACTGGTTCAATTTCCAGTGTATAGTAGCGGTACCCTTAACGAATGTGGTCACTTTCTACACTGTTATTACAGTAATCCGGTGTTTTTTTCAAATGTGGAGACTTTGAAAAGATGTCAGTTCTATACGGTTATGGCCGAGCGTCGACGGACAGGCAGCAGATAACACTCCTGGCACAAGAGGAGGTCTGCATGTCCTATTTAAAGCTCAGGGTGGCTGCAGGAGATGATTTAACGTGGGGAGGATGGCATCCTGATCCAGCCGTCACGTCCAAGCTCCCATTCTTTGATCGTCCGATGGGCGCCAAGCTGTTGGGGACAATTCGCCCTGGAGACGTAATCGTCATATCCAACTTCGACCGGATCTTCCGCAGCGTTCGGGACTGCGATGCCACCATAAAACTCATGAATTCCATGGAGGTGAGGCTGGCAATCCTGGACATCGACATCCGCACGGATACCGCCTTGGGCAAGGCGTTTATGAACATTATCGCCGTCATAAAGGAGCTGGAGAGGGACGATTGCTCGCGGAGAACCAGGGAGGCACTCCAGTACAAAGCACGCCAGGGACAGCCCATTAACCTCCATGCCCCTATCGGGTGGAAGGTCATCGGTTCAAAAAAAGATTCAAAATATGTGCCAAATTCTGACATAAGACGATGGTGCTACGAAATCGTTAGGCTTCACGAGGAAAAGGGGTGGGACTTCAAGGACATCACAAAGCGATTCAAGGAGCGCAACGTGCCCTATTTCAACCCCAGATCGACCAGATGGAAAGAGACAGTTGTCCGCTGGGCGTATGTGGCAGCTAAGTGTGGGTTCCCGGTTTTAAGGAGAATGGACCTGCCTCGCGTGAAGCAGTTCAAGAGGTACCAGCGGGAGCATGGCGGTCGACCACCTCAGCTTGCACGCGGTGCAGTTTCTGAGGGTCTTTTGCACACTTTGCCGCCAATGAAGGATCGGAAGCCAATTTCTCTTGTACCAGTTGATCCTGAATGTCCTTAGCCATGCGGACCTTCTTATACTGGGCCTCATGTCCCTTGTGGTTCACCAGACCGCTCGCTGTGAGGTTTTTGGCCTTGCAGACATCCTTGGCGTCATCAACCGTGCTGACCCACGCCATCGGGTCTGTGGGGCGTCCCAGGGCTCCCACGTAATACTTGCCAGCCGTTGAGATGCCTACCTGCTTTGCCATGTTCAGATAGGCTGCTCGCTGCTTGGGATGCATGGAGTCCATCAGCGCCCGTCGTTCGGCATTGAAGGTGCGATCCGTGTTGCCTGTCATGGGTGCCTGCTGGCATGCCGCCATCAAAGCGAAGCGTGGATTCTGCCCATTCGCCACCATGTCGTAGTAGCGTTCGACGACGTGAGGCGGGTACTTAAGAACTTCATGCTCGATCTGTCCCAACTGTGCTTGTGTTAGATTCATTGTGCTTAACCCCTCTAAGGCATACTTAATGAACTCATACCAGGATATTGTTGCAGAAGCATTTTCCTAACAAGATCTCTCTCGCGTGGCGTCAGTGATTTCATCTCCCTAGCAACGTCGTCGAGAATGGATTCCATCAACTTCGGCCTCTTAATTGCCTGACTCGCGATTGGTGTGTCATGCGTTTTAATTACCTCAAGCATCGACTCAGTAAGGGGTATACCACGCCCCACCTCAGCAACCTTTGCAGCAATGTAGTCTTTATTTAGCGACCTTCCAGGTTTTACAGATGTGCGTATTGGATACGCCTCATTTATAACCCCGACCGGTACATCTCGTTGGTTTCCGAATAGCAGCTTCTTTCCTTGGGAAAGTTTTGCATGCATCGGGTCAACGTTAGATGGCCTTAGTTCATCCGAGAAACCAACAGACGGAGGTCCAGCATGTGCCAACTCTGCACCACGGTATCCTCCTGGAGTCATGTAGACAGCAGTTCTGCTTGGGACACCAGACTCTTTTAGCTTAGCGCTCCGTTCCGCTAATAAGTCAAATACATGCCCAAGATTTTCTACAACATCATCTTTACCCTCAACGCCCATGTTGGCATGAGCTAACTTTCCAGTATTCCCACGAACAGCTTTTTCATTTACCCCAAGGTCCCAATCGAAATATGGCGTGTCTCCTGAATATACCAAATCAAGCTGATGCCCTTTACCGGTGCGCTTGAGAAACTGCCTGCCAAGCCACTCGGGACTAGCCTTAATTCCAGGTTTTGTGACAGCAGCTACGCCTGGCATCGCGTTTGCCGCTGAAAGTACCCTCTGCCCTTCAAAGCCTTCTGGAACCTTCCCTGTTGTCTTGAGAGCCTGGAGGACATCTTCGCTAACATCTTCGAGCACATTTTTTCTGACAGACTTCGACATTAAAAGCTTCTTGCCAAACTTCTTTGCCGAGAAGGCTCCTGCTACACCACCAGTTGCCAGCCCAGCCCACAGCAGCGGGTCAGTGGCCATCTTCAACCATGGACTCTTGATCTTGTGCTTCTCATGGAACTTCTCCATGGGCACGGTTGGAAACAGCAGATCTGTGTTGCTTGCCATATCATCTACCCGTTGCGGCTATAGTTACCTCTGGATTCCTTGGCTGCTATTTGCGACTGCTGCCTGATCGACCTTGCCGTCCCACCTGCAGACAGCAACGCACCAAGACCGACTATCGAAACTGGAGCTTTTAGGTTCTTCTCTCTTTCTGCAACCCACGGTCGGTAAATCTGTTCAGGGTCGAATGCGACTGCCACCAGATGGTGAAGGTCTTCAGCATTTGAGCCGCCACGATGCAGGATGCCATCGTACCCTTCACGCTTTAGAACATCACGAGCTTTCGTTTTTCCACCGGCAGTATGTCGCACGCTTTCATAGATGTCATCTCCAGAAATGAAAGCAAGATTAACTGCTGCCAGCTCATCCCTTTCTTTAGTCACTTCAGCCAATCGAGATTCCACAAACTGGATATCTGCATACTTCTTATCGACCAATCCTTCTATTCTGTCATATTCAGCCTTAGCAAACGAATCGATTGTTTTAATGTCATTCGCCTCTAATGCGTCACGGAGCTTAAAATCTGCCTCTACTTCCATGGTGTCAAGGAACATCTCTGCGTTGCGTTCGTCATACATAGATGCGTCATCAAATAAATCCTCAATACTATCAAACCCGGACTTCTTTGCGGCGTCAGTTTTTACTTTATGTCTAGCACCCCTAACTAAATGCGCCAGGTTCTGCGAAGACTCACCCATCCTATCTGGCGCATACTCAATCCAGCTAAAGTCAGGACCATAGTCTCTATTAAGAGATGTTTTCGGTAGTAGATTTAAGTATGACGCAATATCCTTATGCTCTAACGGATCATAGGTTGAAAGCTTGTCGTTAATGAAGTCTTCCGCTTTAGTTATTGAATCCACCAGCTTATTAAAATCTTCCCTGTGCTTACGTAATCTTCTATTAACCATACTCAGAGAGTTTTCCGCATCAGCAAGTTTGCGTGGCTTGATCTCCTTGCGAATGTTCTCTGGTATCTCACTTGCCATGTATGTTTTTTCGATATCAAGAGGCCTTCTCATGTCGTAAAACGCCTCGCGTATCTGAGGCTCTATCGGCTTCCCAGTCTTCCAATTCATTCCACTTGTAGTATTTGCATATCCAGACGAAACATCTGGAGCTACTGTGCCATAATGACCTGGACCCTTGAGATTCCCACGCTTATCCATCGATTCTCTACTTGGATGAGGATACGTCTCCTTTGTACCGTGCATTATGCGCATCGGCTTTCCGGTATCCTTAACCACCTGACCCCCCATGATTCGATATAGGGGGTGACCGGTCTTTGTTTTTTTAGGGTACTCACCGCCTGCAGCCTGCAATTCACCAACGAGAGCCTGGAAACCTTCTTCAGTTGCTGGAGTCGATGACTTTAGTTTTAGTTCACCAAGTTCGCGTTGTTTTTGTTTAATAATCCGCTCTTTGTCATGATGGCTAATGGTGTACTGAATTGGATTATCGGAGTCAAACTGGTCAGCTTTAGCATTTATTGCTTCCGATAAATCAAATTCAGCCTTAGCTACTTGTTCTTTATAAGGGTCTGCGATCTTAGTCTTTGCAACCTTGTATGACGGATGCGGTGTTGCTTCAGTACCTGTCACTCTATTGATCGCATACGGACCATATTTCACATCACCCAGCGTCCTTCCGCGCAGTATCGTCTTCTCAGCGATCTCAGCTGGCATCCATCGATCTGCGATCTGTGCAGCTACACGCTTGTTGTGCAGGATGTTCTTGGCTGTCAGACCGGCACCAACTCCACCCAATGCCATGCCAGCCAGGTTGATCGGATCGAGCAACATCTTCATCAACGGGTTTTTAATCTGGTGCTTCCGGTAGAACTTCTCCATAGGAGCCTGCGGAAACAGTAGATCCATATTGCTAGCCATCGGAGCTACCCTTACTCTTGGCGGTTGCTGACGCTCTGGCCTGTGCTCGCTTAGCTGCTACCTGTGCTGCCTGCATCTTCTTCAAGCCTTCCAGCTTGATTTTTTGCTCTTCTGTCATCATTGCCAGCTCGGCCTTCTTCATGAGCAGGTCTTGTTCCGCTTCCTGCTGCTTCTGTTGCATCTCCTGACGATGCATCTCCGCGTCCTGATCCATCTCTTGTGCATGAGCTGCTTCATCGGCCTCCAGCTGCGATACCTGGTCCTCTTCCTTGAGTAGCATCTGCTCCTGCGTTGCTTGCTGCTTCATCGCCATTTCAGCGGCAGTCGCCTGCTGCTTCATTTCGAATTCAGCCTGTTTGAGCTGCATCTCCATCTGCTTCATCTGCATTTCCATCTCCATCATCTGTTCCTCTGGAGTTGGACCTTCCTGTGGAGGTGGCTCTGGCAGCAGGAACCCGCTGGGATCAATGTCCATCGTTTCAGAAATCTCATTGATGTAAGCGTTGTACGGCTGAACCTTACCCTCCATGGCAAAGCCTTGCAGCGTCGGCATCAAGACCTGACCGAGTTCAGTCAGCGCCCTCTGCTTGCTCTGCTTGTTCGGCTTACGTGCAGATCCAGCGGCGATGCGGTAATCGTAGTCCCTGATGACGCGCTCGAAGTCTTGCGTTTGGATGCGTTCTGCGAAGATGCTGGCACCAATATCACCAAGCACCGGTTGTACATCCTGTGGTGAACATGACCACACCATGGCGGCTGTTTCATTGAGTGCCGTCTCGGATAGAAAGTCCTCGACCCTGCCTGCCATGTCGTCTGGTCGAATGTTGGTGTTCTGTTCTTTGATATCGGCTTCAGTGGCTGATCGCAACTGATTGGTGGTCATACCGTAGATCAGGTCGGTTAGACCGGTTCGCTTATCGATCATGTCAAGCACTTCAGACAGCATCTTCCAGATATCCTGACTGAAATTGGGAGCATCCAGAAACGAGATAACATCATTGATGCTCTTCCCCGTCATGGAGCTGATTTCAATGACCGTGTATGGTGCCATACCATTTTTGATCTGATCCTGAATCTCGATGCCAGCTGCTTTCTGTTGGGCTACATACGTGGTGCACGCTGCGGCTGCCTTGTCTGCCAGGAAGGACATGCACCAGTTCACAAACCGCAGCTCACCCACAGCTGGCTTGACGATGCTGATAGGCCATACGCTACGAGGCTTCTCGTAGAATGTGAGTCGGCTCATTGGCCAACCGCTTGGGTTGGTCCAGAACGGAATCTCCCATTGCACCCGCTCGATCAGTTGCTCTTCGTCTTCCGTGCTTAAAGCGGACGTTGGAAGGTTGAGCGGGTAGGGTATGCCCTGGGCGACAACGATCTTGCAGAAGTCACCAAACGGTTCGAAGTTTAGCTTCTTGTTAACGGTGTCGTTGGTCGTCTTGCGTAGCCTGTCACCAAACCCGTTCTTTGAATAGACCTTCCAGTATTCAACCAGATCGTGTGTCTTTCCCCTACGACGCCTACGCGTAGCTTCCTTCTTGCTGACATACATGTCTCCCTGGGCACTGGAACTTTGCATGTGTCCTTTTAGCGATCCAGGAGGAAGTCCGTACTCTCGTTCTACGATATTCACTGGATGGCAGCAGTAGCGTGCGATGTACTGCACGTCTTCCCAGTATTCGGCGTCTGGATCGACGATGATATCGTCAACAGAGATATGCTGTGAGAACGGGTACTTGATCTGCGATCCACGTGGCTGGTACATCGACGTCCATAGAATTCCCATGCCCTTCAGCAACGCTTCGGTAATGGACCGTCTGGCGTGTGTCTTTTTGTCGCATTCGACCTGCAACCAGTTGAGGTAGTGCTGCTTCAGCTTGGCCTTCAGCTTCTGGTCGCTGGCAGCTTTCTGCTGCATCTGAATGATTTGCTGATACGCTTCCTGCATCTGTGGATCTTCAGGATTGATACCCAGCTCCATCGGATCGATCATGGGCGGTGATATGGGAGTCACCATGACATCAGGATTGCGGTGATACAGGGCTGGCCCGAATACGGCAACCGCTTCGAACATGCGGTTTACCTGCATCCTGAATGTGGGCATGGCGGCTCCTTTTTTTAGGAAACCGCCATCCATGGACCTCTCCTCGTCCTTCCACATCCAGTCATGAGCGCCATCATAGAACTTCATGCCTTCAACGGCATACTGACCAAACCGCTCCCACTTCCATTCTTTGGCCTGCTTTATCTTGCGAAGCCACTGCTGGCAGAGAGGGTTGAGAATATGCTCTTGGCCCGTGGTAATGTCGTTGATAGGCATTTAAGTGTCACCTATGATGTTTCGTTTAAAACCAAAGGCTTCTGCGATTGGTACTGCCTCAGCGCAAGTTCCATTTCCGCCTTCTTCATTCCTTTGACATACAACCCAAGCTCCAAAACTTGAGATTTCAAGACCTGGTATTTATGCAGGTTTTCCTTGCCAGCGGCGGCAACTGATGGTTTTGCCCTCCTGACACCAGATGACACGATCAGCTTAGAGATATCCTTTTCAATCTGATCTAATCTCGCTTCGGTCTTCTGGCGGTGTTCAATATAATCCTTATGACCTTCCGTAAAGTCCCAGGCACCCGCCTCACGCTGATCAGCGTTTAGCTGTAGCTTTGGGTCGTCAATATGCCGTACTGCGTCAACACGCCTTCCGTTAATCAGGAAGATCTGCGATGTCCTTCTTCCTTTATGCAGCATGAATCCAACGATGGAGTCGCTTTCCCTACGGACTCCATGCCGATACCAAATGACTTGCATTCCAGCACTAATTGAAGGAGGTGTGAATTCTGTGTTCATTTTGCGCCTCTAGGGGATAAAGAAATTGTACCGACAGAGGATGGGCCATTCCTCATCCTCCGCTGAGTCTCCCTCACCTTTCTGTCTTGGATAACACGTTTTACCCAACTGCTCACTATCTTGGATTCTTTTGGCTTGACATAAACCAAGCCGTTTGCTGATGCGTATTCCGCGCACTCAACGGCGTGACAGGCAGCTCTTCTGTTGGCCTCATCCAGTGTCACGACCTGACCTCCGACGCGCTGCGTCTTCTTTTTGAAACGCTGTATTTCACGAACCAAGTTCGGGCATCGCTGCACGTCTACGTACACAGTTGGATGCCCAGTGGCCCCAACCATCAGCCACCTTCGTAGGCACTCCTCGCGTCCGTTAATGTCTTCCGATCCAGATATGAAGTAGCTTCCAGTCATATTGCATGAGACACCATGCTTAGCAAGCTCATTCTCATACAGCCGCTGTGGTCTGATACCACTACCAAAGTCAGTAAGTCGACCACCATGTGCGTCGATTATGAACCTCTCGAACTGGCAGTCCTTGGCCTTTTCAGCGATGCGGTTGCCAAGGATTTCTGCGGTGCATTGGTGGATGTACAACTCGTCGTAGATCACATGAAAATCACCAATGATTGGTGGTGGAGTCGCTACAAATAGGACGGCAGCTATCGTGTGGCCTGGGTCAACGATCAAGTCCCTGCACCAGTTTGGTGGCGCTCCGTTACCAGCATCCTTCCAGGCCTTCTGCACGGGTGACATGTTATCGTCGTCCGTAACAATATCATGTGTCCACTTGCTAAACGTTGGATACATCAGCACAGAGTCAAGGACCATCTCGCCATAGGCACGTTTTCGTACGACGTCATCGCCCTGTGCCGCCCAGATCTTCAGGTTCGCTTTCTGCGATTCTTCTGGGTAGTATGGGTTGTCAAACATGGAGGCACGGATGCAGACGGTGGTAGGATTTTCCATATCCTTCTCCTCGTCGGCACGCTGCATCATATTCAAGATGTCATCGTTCTTGCTGTGAGGCAAAGCGGTCCAACGGATATAACCACTCGTCATGGCTACACGTCCGACAGCCTCTTCATACCAGCCAAGAGAGGCGGTATCTTCGTCGATGTGGTAGAGATGCACATCGAATCCCTGTGCTTGCGATGGGTCACCGGCGCTATTAAGAGCGATAATCTCCCATCCAGTCTTCATTCTACAGACACTGAAGACTCTATCTCCACGGTTTTCCCATATCAACTCCTCGATAAAACGTGGTGGGATAAGTGGTGGTGCAGGCTTTGTTTCTGACTCTCTTCCTCGATCTCCACCCTTTTCAGCTGGCCAGGGGCGAAAGACCCTCCACTCCATGGTCTCCAGGTCGCGTACGATCTGAAATCCACCAGCTCGAAACAGGAACTTGTGGATGACTCGACCGATATGCTTTTCACCAAACCCAAGACATACGCACGTACCATCCTTCTTCGGGTACTTGTCGTATGGATCTGCTCCGATGACAGCACGAGCGTCTTCTGCGAATCCAGCTAAACTTCCACCAGCTCTATTGCCTTTAACGATCAGGCATTCCTTGGCTCTTGACTTATGGAAGGCTTCTTGAAACGGAAGAGGTTGATACAGCTTTAATGATTCACAGCTGCGCTGAGCGGCCTCCTTAGCAAGCTTAAGGAACTCAGCCTTTTCATGTGCTGTAGCCCCAGTCAGTTCACTAAGTGCACGTTGACCAACGTCTTGACTAAGGAGTCTTCTCAACCGTTCCGTCGACATACTTAGGTAAACCCCTAAATCCGCCCAATCGTCTCATAGTAATCTGCAGATCGATATCACTGAGCTGGTCAGCCTCAAGCTCGGCAGCCCCTACTCGCGTCAACTCCTGGCTCATCCTTAGAATGCTTTCCAGGATCTTTGTTCGAACTGAAGAGCCTGGTGATGCGGCAAGGTACTGAGCCATGAGATGCTGAGCATATCCACCAGCACCGCCAAACACTTCCATTACACGCTGATATAGCTCACTGAGGTGAGGGATGCTCGTCCCTTCACGCCCGCTTGCCATATCTGCCAGCATCCTGAACGCGGCATCGTCCACAACCTGGAGCCGCTTGTCGCGTCGGTCGCGACTGGCCTCTTCAATGACCCCAAGCCTGCACGATCTACAGATGGTCTTAAAACCATCCTCTTTTGAACTATCGATGTCAAAGTAGTCGGATGTTGCTGGCAACTCTTCTCCGCACTGGTTACACATCTTGATGCCCTCTGGTCTCGACGGCATCTGTTCTATCTTCGTTCTCCTAGGGGGTGGCTTTCTCGGCATTTACATTACTCCTTACTGATGACGCTTCGACGATCACTTCATCCGAGCGAAGGTCATCCTCAAAAGCTTGTCGGAGGGTAGCTGCAACACTGTCTGGGCTATGGTACTTCGGTCGACCGGATACACACCACGGCTTCCAGTGACCTACTGGGCTATCCCAATTGCAAAACACAGGGTTGTATCCAAGCTTTGCACAACCAGCCAGGGAGATATCCCTGGTATTTGTCACGTCCTCGGTGCTCGCTTTTTCATCGGCATATTGATCCTTCCATTCGTAATAGAAGAAACCAGGCCGAAGCTCATTCATCGCCTGGTCGACGTTGATTTCTCCAGTCATTAGTTTTTCCAGCACTTCCCTTTGCGACAGCTTAGATGGCTCAATCAGCTCAAATGCTCGGATATCGTACATGATCATCCCAGTTGGAAGTGCAGCACATTCCTGTATCCCTGACATCTGTGATGCTTGAGCGCGTGTGTATTGCTCCAGTGAAAACGCTGAATCTTGTTGATCTCCATAATTCTGCCACTGGAAGACATATACATTCTCAGATCCTGCTCCTCCAGGAGGTCCACAATACGGTGCACCTATGACAACTGGACCCTTTTCGTAGTGCTCGTACAGGAAATCAAACGACGAAAAAAAGAACTCCTTGAACCCAGGATCGTTTTCGTGGAGCAGTGGATTTTGATCAGAGTCCACCATTACGATCACATCAGCTCCTTTTGCCCTTGCCATTCTTACAAACCGATTGCGAGTCATGGTGATTGGCGTATCTGAAATCGACGCTTCATGCAGCTCACCGATACGACCATCCGCTTTCAGTTTCCCAAAGATCGACATCATCCACTGTCGGATGTTTGGTGTTTCAGAACTTGTCGCTCCGTTGCCTCCGTACGGCGCGAAGCAGAACATAATGTCAAGTTTACGTGGTTGCATGTCTGTGCTTTCAAATAGGGGGGTTACATCAACTCTGGCTTTCGTCCCAGTGCCTTTCTGTAGGAAATACCACAAAATCGGCACATTTGTGTGGTTATATCGAATTTGTGACAGCACTGTCCATCCTGCTTACCCACACCCAGGTGCTCTTGGACCTCAACCGGCATGGTAGCTACGGAGGCCTTGACCATCGTGCGAGGCTTCTCTTTTGTCGTCACAACAGGCTTCAGGTCGTCACTTACCTCTGCCAGTTCAGAGCATCCGTCCTGGAACTTACATAGGGCCATGTGCTGGTGATTGGAGCAGTTCCCCCTGGCAGAGATAGCCCAGCCAGCCAGTGCCTTCAGGTGGTTTTTATCAGGTGGAATCATGGTTATCAGTTATGACCCCAGGAGACCTGCCGTTCGCAGCGCTGCCAGCAGTTCATCAACCTTATCGCTGATGGCCTGCACTTCAGCTTCGGCATACGTGGCTGAGATGTCTTGATCGAGGTCTGCCACGGCAGCAACCTGGGAGAAGCCAGCCACAGCATCCAGCACGCTGAGCACATTGGGAACTGACTGCGAGCAGGCGTTTGTGATGGCAGCCTTTTCAGAACTTGAAATTGTCATTTTTAGATGCTCCGTTACAAAAAAAGCGGTGGCGGGAAAAGCACAGAAACCCGCCACCGCACCCCTAGGCCCCACACGGATGTGCGAGCTACCATCCAACATCCGGTGGAGATCAGAACGTGCGAATGCACGCGTTAATCAACACATCTGCGCCGGTATCGGCAGTCGTCCTTCCAGACAGAGCCCGGCCAATGATTGACGCTACGGTCGCAGCACTGTGACCTGCAAGTCCACCAGGTCCCACTGTGACGCCACCAGTAGCAGCTGCTGCCAGACTGGAGACGGCTCCACTACCACAAGCTAGCATCATGCCCATTGTCATAACGCTACCAGCAGCCAATGTCTGAACCTTTGCAAGCACTGGACCTTCCAGGATACCCAGGAAGATATCGTCGTCGGCCACGCCGCTAGTAGCTAGGTACGGATCGATCAACACGCAGTTGAGCGTATTTGCAGCAATCGAATACCCAATTACCTCCTTGAGCCCAGCATATCCAGCAACAAGACTCAGCTGCGCCAGACGCTTTCCATAAAGCTTAATACCGGAAGTATTCCGCAGCAGAACGACCTTGAGAGGACGACCAACCAGACGCTTCTTGGCGCCACGGATGGAAGCGGCACCAACGTTATTGGCTGGGATCTCAAAGATCTGACCCAGCCAGGAATCGTTCAGTAGGTCGCCAGCATCGTTCGTTCCAGACAAAGTTTCGCCCAATTTGAGCGGGCAAATTTCAAGGTTCATATTCAATTCCTCTATGTGATCTAATTAACAGCGCCTGGTCGCGGATAGGATTCGCACTACCTGCACGCCAAGTCACTGACAAATCTAAAGTTTCACTATGCCGCAAGTGATGCAACTTTAAAAAAGTTCCTAGGCGATGCAAATTTAAGGTTGCTCAAGGTGCTGACAACCGCGTTGAACGACTGGCTATGGATGTCATATTCTGGACCTTCAGAGCGGAGCAGCTGGCTGTCCATGCTCTTAAGTTCCATCATGTTGTAGTTGAGTCCGTATCCAACGCCGGTCGGAACAGCAACTTCCCAACTGACTTCCACACCATCGAACATCACGACGTTTTTGAAACCAAGAGCCCGTAGTCCGGTCTCGCTGGTAACCATGATCCGTTCCTTGGAATCGAGCTGATCAAGTAGCCCGCGATACAGGTCACGAGACAACAAGATGTTCGTGATCTGACCTTCCATGGAGACATTACGTTGGCAATTGATGATGGCATAACGCAGCGCGAGAAGACCTTGAAGCGCCCACGTATTGCCTGTTCCACCAAGATCTGCATGGCTAGTGGTGTAATTGACTACCAGAGGAGTCCAGAAGTCATAGGCTGGATCAGCCAATCCATCAGGCCAGATCTCACCACTCTCGTTCTCACCACCATAGTTACCAAGCGTCATCTCAAGACCAGCGTACGTGCCCTGTGGAGCACCAACAATATCGGCTGCATTAGCTGCCTGGTAGAGTCCAGTCGCAGCTGCAATCGTCTCGCTGTTGGTCTTAAAGATCGACTCCAGACCGTGCCAGGCTTCCTCGTATCCAGTCGCAGAACCATCGACGTAGTACTCTGTTCCCAGAGACTGCTTCACGGAAGTGATAATGCGCTCGTTAAAGTTGTCGTAAACCTTAACGATGCCTTCCGGTCCACGGTTGGAAAGGAATTCGCGGTAGAACATCGAGTCGGTGGCTTGGTATCCACGGAACTCTTGGTACGCTGTTTTCCACAAGTTTTTGCGAGTGAAGTTACGTGCGGTTTCACCCGTATTTCCTTCGACCCCGTGGATGCGGTACTGGACAGGCCAGTCAAAACCTTCACCGCTGTTGTTGTAATTGACGCGTCCGTTAGCTTCCAAGAGAGCACCAATCTGGTAGTTCCTCATGAAGGCTTCTTCGACTTCACGCACGTGTTTGGCGAGCGTGGTAGCTGAAGAACGGGCGAACGCCACCGGGTTAAAGCCCTTATACGTCATAGCATATGATCCTTATCAGATGTCAATCCCGTCCAAACGCATCTGCTCCAGCAAAGCTTGCCCAGGAGTCAGGTTTGGATTTTGAGACAGTTGTGAGTCCTCGTCAGGCTTGGGCACAGTGCCGGTCCTGTTTTGTTGACCACCACGACGCTGGTGGTCCTTGCGTTTCTGTTCGGCCACGGAAGCAGCCTGAGAAGTGGATTCGGTCGCCCTTGTGGCGGCCATCCGGTTCTGGTTGTCGTACAGCAGCACGGACACTTCCCACTGTTTCTGCGGGTCATAGATCCCGTAGCCACCGTCCTCCACAGGCAATGCCACCTGTGAGAGGATTGAAGACATGCGTTTGCCTTCAGCCGATAGGACTTCTTCACCTCGACTATCCGTCGTGTACATCCAGTCCCTGTTGGTTTCCCTCACTTCCTGAGCGAAGGATTCCAACCTGCTAGCGCGTTCTCTCTCTTCGATACGCGCTTCGAACAGGCGATTAAATTCCTGCTCGATTACCTTGGGCAGCACCTCTTGTGGTCTCTGGACCAAATCGGTCGCCCAGTTCTCAAGGTAGGTCTGATAGTCCTCCGCAGCTTGTATGACTTCGCGCGGAGTATTTGCCTTCCAACCTACCTTGGGCTCACCCTCCTCCAGTGTTATATCCCGGTACTTTTCCAGGACTGAAGGATCAAATTTAGGAGGAGACCACCAAGGCTTCTCGCCCTGCGTGGCACCTTCCGGTGTTTCTGTTTGTTGTGTGGTTTGTTGCGTAGCTTTTTCGCGTTCTCGCTGCTCCGACAGGTATTTGTTCCCATATTCGGCCAGCTCCTCTAATTCCTTCTGGCGCTGCTCCATCCGCTGGTAATCGGATGCCTGCCGCTGAAAGGCGTCCAGGAGTGCTGTTTTGCCCTCATCTTCGTCTTCGCCTTCCCAGCCAAGCTTGCGGAGGGAGTCGAGGAAGCCAGAACCCGTTTCACTCGATTCCGTAGTTTGGTCCTCAGCACCACCCTCCGCAGCCTGGTCCTCGTCACCGCCCGTCACAGCGTCCTCAGCACTCTCCTCCACCTCTTCGGTGCCCTCGGCGCCATCGGCGCCATCGCCAGCAGCCGCTTCCACCTTTTCCTCAGTGGGATCGCCAAAATCCTGCCCTTCAAGCAGCTCGGATCGGTCATCGTCTTGTTTTGGTTTTTGTTTTGCCATGATCTTCAGCTCGCCTTGTTTCTAGGGGTGAAACGTACGAGCCACATTTAAACCGGGATGTTGCGGAAAAATCAAAAGTTGCAATTTCCGCATATTCGTGGGTACATAGAGGGGATCTGGCAAACAGAGGGAGAATAGGCATGGGAAAAGAGCGAGAATCGTCGGTAATCCGGCCTTCAACGACCAATCAGACGAAAAATGAGGACCTTTTGGAAAGCAGGAAGCTATTTAGAGTGGATTTGGCGTCAAGAATCGTGGAAATCTTCGCAGAAGCGCGTAGAATCCCGTCTCCCGAGGACGATGGGGAGATAATTGGCCTAACTCCAAAGGAGGAAGCGACTTACGCTGCGGCATTGAGCCGATTGGAGCTGTTTTTTGACGAGATCTAGGCCCCTACATCGTCTCTTTTTCCTTCTGGTAACGTCTGGCGCCGGTACCTACTGGAGCAAGTGCTCCCAGTAAGGCCGCTTGGGGATTTGGCTTCTCTCGGAAGCCGATATTGGGTGCCTTCATCTGGTTCGGGTGGAACAAAACGACGTTATCGCCGTCTCGCATGCCCTTGTATCCGAGCGTCATCAGTTGTTTCTGTATCAACTTCTTCCTCGTAGCGTCAGTGGCCACTTTACCCAATTCCTGGGCCTTAACAGCCTGTGCTGCACGCACCTGCATGTCCTCTTTCAGGATTTGCTGGTTAGCAACCAGCAGTTCTGCCAGCGATATTTTCTTCCCACTTGGGATATCAGCCACGGTACCAGGAAGCGGATCAAACTTGCCTTCTTGAAAGAACTCTTTGCGATGCCTGCGGACCTTTTTTGTGGGTACCTTCTTGGGCTTGTTAACCTGAACAGCCTTGTTGATAAAATCAATCAGTTCGCGTCGGTCGGTGCTGGAGACAGCCCCTGTATGCCTGGCAATCGTGTCGTCAACTGCCTTGGCGATCTTATCGTGTTCCGACCACATTTTATGCACTGCATCGAGCATGGGTCGGTTGTCTTTGTAGTGGTGTTCAATGAACCGTCTTTGATCTCTGTCGAGACCCTTAGTGAAGTCGAGGGCACGTCCAACCCACTCTTGCAGTGCTTCACCTCTGATCTCGGATCTCTTCTTTGCGGTGCCGCCTGCTTGTTCAACAACGTGCTCCACGGCATCCAGCACGCTATCCGCCAAGATCGGGTCTCTGGCGAGCTTCTGCATGCCTGGTCCCATACCTTGAACTTGTGATTCACGCAGGATCGGTGGCAGGTCTCTGATGTCATACAAGCGGCGAACAACATTCCACTCACCACCAGAATCAGCTCCAGCCTGCTGGATAATCGGGATGGCTGTTTTAGCGATACCGTTGTATTGAGTGTGACTTGCATCTTCCAGATAGTCACTTAACAGCTCAGTCGGGCTGGACTCGATGATCTGTTTTTCCGGTATGGGTTTTCCCGACTTGGCTGCCTTGTAGGCATCAGCTGCATCCATGAGCTTCACATGCGATTTTGCAAACTCTTCCAGTGGACGGGGGCCTGTATCCTTTGGTATGCCGAGCAGGCCGAGTTCCTTCTCGATCAGAGGAATATCCCTGTCTTGCGTTGCGATCAGATCTACGAGCGCGGCATCGTCTCCTGCCGAAGCAGCTGCCTTCTTAGTTACCGATTGTTTTACTGGAACTTCATAGCCTTTATCCCACTCACCGCTTGGTGGCCAGTATCCTGGATCGCCTTCCACTTTCTGGAGGTTACCTTGTGCTTTCCTTTCAAGGGCACGCAACTTCTCTTTCTCAACGGATAGCTTGCGTAGACGATCAGCCTCCTTCACCTGTGATGCTGTTTTTGGTTTATCTAATGGAGTTGCAATTACAGCTTCCTGCTGCTGTGATAACTCAAAAATCTTAGCGTTCGTATTGGCGATCTGCCTGCGGATCTTTTCCTGCTCCGTTGGCAATTTTGCCTTTGGAGGATTTTTGCTCTTAAACACATTATTGCTCATGGTCGAGGCTTCTAGCATCGTGTTGATGCTCTTATCGGCCTGACTAGCGCTCCTGCTTCCGGCAGCCATGTCAAGGAAACGTCGCTTCTCTTCCTCGTTAAGCAGGGTATGCCATTCAAAGGTTTGCAGAGCAACACCCCTGCCATTCATAACCATATCCTTTCTGGCTACCCCACGCTTACCTCCTGGAATTGGAATAGGATTAACATCAGATGGAACGTTCATCGTGACGATCTTTTCGCCTTGATTTATTGTTCCACTTGGCAGGTATTCTGAACTCTTCCATGGCGTCAAGGCGTTTGACCATGCGTTCGGTGAGAGGCGAGCAACTTCGCGCGACGCTTCATCAACTTGAGTTTCTAATCTGCCCCTGCTTTGTGCCAGCCATCCAGCGAGTGTCTTTAACTCTTTAATTGTTGCTGGTCCCCTATCAGCTGCCAGCTGCTTCACTTTGTCTGCATCGGATATTGTGGGATCAAGGATGAAATCAACAATCGCTTTTCTACGCTTCGGATCGAGTTTCCATTCACCATACTTGTGGCTGTACGTGATGGACTTGTCCGCGTTTCCTCCAGGTGCAGCCAGGTAGCTGGTGAATTCTGATGTTGCAATGCCTTCTTTTTGTATTCCGTATTTTGATGCATCTTTGAGCACCGACTTCCCAGTGTCTTCGCTAAGAATGTCTGGCAGGGCGTTTCCGTACTGCGTGGCTGGCCCGGCCCATGGTTCCGCCTCACGGACTATCTTGTATTTGCCTTTCCCTATGGGAACACGTTTTGGTCCTATCGGCTGAATCCCAATCGCTTGATCTCTAGCGCTGCGGACTCCATGTTCCTGTGTAAATGCGATGCCCCTCTTCTGAAATTCTTCTGCTCGCCACGAAGTATCTTCCATAAGACGGTCCCAGAAGCTCCGTGGTGTCTCCCCACCAATTCTTGGATCAGGACCAGCGTTCACGTCGAACACTTCGTCTGGCTTTATGGTGCTGAGCCACGTCGCAGTATCGCCAACATCAAACTGCGACTGACGCATCGCGGGACCACCATCGTCCATCAGATCAGCCCCCATGCGATTCATGCCTTTGATCACACGGCTGCCGATGTCAATCTTCGGGGACACGCCTGGAGCTAAACTGCCGGTCAGATCGGAACCGCCTTGAACCAGCGGCGTGCCCGGCTGCCTGGTGGTTAGATTCATACCAGGACCGCCCTCTGTCATCGTCATGTAAGGAGCCAGGCCGGTCATGCCACCACCGACATCTTGCAACGCGGACTCGCCCTCTCTGGTGAACGCCCGGCTGGGAGACACGGGTGACTGCTCGAACAAACGAGATGCACCAAATGCCGTGCCCTCCACCATCTCGCGCGGATTCACAGTGGTACGCAGCAGCTTGCTCAGCAGCTTGTTCATCCCCTTGCCTGCCAGACCGGTAGCCGCCATGCCGCCCGTGGCCATCGAGGCCAGAAACAGCGGGTCCATCGCCATGCCCATCCCGAACTGCAGCATGTCGTTGAAAGCACCCTTCTGCGGACGGTTCTTCTTCCGCCACGAGGCTGCCGGAGTCATGCCGCCGCCACCCATCAACGCAGACAGTAGGTCGCTATTACTAGCCATGGTTTTACCCTTGAGGTCTATTTTTTCCGCAATCTCGTGTATTCATAACAGGAAATGACCGGAAATTACCAGCCTTGACACCGCCTAAGAACAGGAGTTATATGGAAGTAGCTGAAGTCTCCATCAGTGGCCCCCTCGTCTCTCACTCCAGAAGACGGGGGGGTTTTTTGAAAGGAAATAATATGTCCTCCGCAGAAGACCAGCTCGATATCATTACTGGACTGGTTGAGGGCATGTTGAGAGACTATCACAAAAATCCGGGGATGCATGCTGTGGCTCCCCATATCAGCCTGCTCGTTCTCTGGCTCGATATCGAGAAAAAGAGAAGGTCCCATGCAGAAAAAGGCGCCTCGGATAAGAAAGTTCAGAATTAACATTGAGTACATCGAAACAGAACACCACTGCAGGTGTGCTAGATGTGGGCAGTGTTTTCAGATAAAAGTGGGGAATATCCTCAGAGACAAGGCAGATGAGCCATATAGAATCACGGCTCGATGCCCTACGTGCGGCATAAGAGGGAGACTTACTTGCCGATCTTTTATATGCAGAAAACTGCACGCTACCCCTGGCGCCAAAAAACAGTACGTAGTCGAAAAACCCCACGACTGTGACTGTGGGCAAGTAGGTGCCCAAGGCGTCATGCAAGAGTTCCAGCTCGCTTCCTCCCAGCTACTATCGCTGCAGCTAGCTGTAAAGCACACGCTACGGCGATGGGAGGACGACTGGAACTGTAGCGTTATGCCAAATGAAATGGGCGAACTCGCCCGCATCTTGAAAGAGTGTGATATCCCAGAAATCTAGTAAGGAAAGCACTGATGGAAATCAAAGATCGGAAGATCGGTCCCTACACACTTAAAAACTTCGGACACGTTACACCCTACAATGAAATGAGGTTCCTACAGTCCTTCGTCGCCAGCCAAGCTCTTAACGCAGAATATCGACCGTTAAACATCGTCGAAGTCGGAACATGGGTCGGGGAGACTGCCGTCGCCATGGCTCTCGCAGCTCCATACAACTCCAGAATCATCTGCATCGATACCTGGCAAGGGAACCAGGAAGACTGGAGCAGCTGGCTGGTAAATGAGCTGGAGAAAATCGACTGCGAAGAAGACAACGAAATACCACCACTGCAAAAGCTCTTCGAATATAACGTCTCTCAGGTCACTCCTCATTGTACCTTCTACCCTATCAGAGGGGAGTCGCTCCAGGTCGCTCACGATCTGGTATCGCTCAATCTGGAGGCGCCGTGGGATTTGGAAAAGGCCGACCTCATCTTCATCGATGCCGAACACACCTTCGAGGCCGCCAGCGCCGACATCCAGGCGTGGCTCCCCTGGCTCGCGGAAGACGGCATTCTCTGCGGACACGACTACGATCCAAGCCTCTTCCCTGGAGTCTGTGAAGCCGTAGGAAGGGCTGGGTTCGACTTCTATACGCTCCTTGGGACATCCATCTGGGTCAGAAAGCAAATCGGCAAGGAGACCAAACAATGATCCTCACACCAAAAGACCTGGAAGAAACTATCCACATCCACGTCTTT